ATATATGGAATATTCATTTGCTCTCGATTAATATAAAACTTGCCACCTTCGCGTCCAGTGGTAACTTTTATGTTTTTGCTTCCATTCCAACCTTCTCGCTTCCAATCGCCCTTTAAAGTTTTGTAAAGTTTGTCATTTTGCAGCAAGCGATCGGCAATTCCATTGTCTGTTGTCACCATTCCACCAGCATCTTGTCTAAAACTGTTGGGGTTAAACACAGGTTCATCGCTATCATTAAGATAGCTTTTATCGTTGTAGTTGTCAAATTCATTCATAATAGTATTTAGTCACAATGACAAAGCCCCTTGCGGGGCCTTGCCTATTTCGACTACTAATTATTTAATTAATATCAAAAACTAGAGTTGTCCCACGCATTTAGTCTAACAACATTAGAAGCAGCACGAGTACCACCAATAATTGTTGAAGCGCCACCGTTGCCTGATCCGAAAGATACAGACTGACCGCTTGCAGAGATGTCGTGTAGAACAGCAACACCAGCTGGGTTACGAACAATCAGCGTCCCTTCAAGTATAAACTGGTCCAAACTAGCGTCAGCATTTGAGAATACTTCGTTGTTTGGTCCTAGATCACGCAATGAACCCCATTGTAATACTTCTTCGTTCAAGAAGTAAATTTGGTTACCAGAACCCACTTGGTCCATGATCCATGAGTCAAAAATCTCATAAGTGTAGTTAAAGTCACCTTCGTAAGTAGCGATTGTGTCACCACGCTCACTGTTTACACGGTTGATACTACGGCTTGTAGGCATTGTATCACTTAGGTGAGTTCTTAGGCTTGTTGGGCAAACGATTGTGCGGATTTTGGCATTGAATCTTTGCTCAGCAGTTGTAACCAATTGCTTGTACAAGCTAGGTGCAAATTGTTGCAATGTGCCTGTATAACTATAGAAACTAGAACCTAGGCCTTCACCTGTGTTTGTTAGTGAGCTAGATACTAGTGATCCACCAACTGTCCATACATTGGCAGTACCTTGAGTTGTAGCATCGCTACTCTCATTGTTGAATAATGTGTAGTATGTAGAACCTGTAGCTGGGTTAAAGCTATGTGTTCCAGCAAATGCGTTCAATGAACCCATTCTACGACCTAGTGCTAGTGAGTAAACTGTTGTTCCAACACCATAAGCACTAACACCGTTAGCACCAGTTACAACACCACCTGATGCAGTAGCATTTGGTAATGCAACATTGGCAAATGTGTTATTTGGGTTAGCATCAGCAGTTGGGTATGTGAATACTGTTGCAGGAATACCTACACCAGCTGCAATACCAGCTTGACCACTATATTTTGTTCCGATTTGGTCAGCACGAACAATTTGTGCTTCCACATCAAACATCAATTCGATCAATTGCTTGACTTCTTGGTATGCTTGTGGATCTCCACCAGATTGCTCAACTGCACGAGCAGTACCAGTAGCACCAACTACTGTTGAGAAAATCTGTGTATAGTTACCCAAGTTAGCACGGCTTTGTTGTTCAACAGCTGCTGAACTAACTGCTGCACCTTCTTGTTGTGCTTGAGTCTGTGGTAAACGGTATACATCGTTTGTCCATAGTGGTAAAGTACTAACAACTTTACGCTTTTTGGCCATACACATGTTTAAAACTGGTGTATCGTCTTTAACTCTGTTACTTACATCTAAATCTAAATCTTTAACAACGATATCGGTTTGGTATAGTCCAGTTCCATTGCCGATAGCTGTTGTGCTATTATAACCTGTTGACATATTATCTCCTTGTGTTATGTCTTTTATCTTCTTTGTGCTCGCAAAGCATTCATCTTTGCTACTAACAAGTTATCTTGGGCTTTTCTGTCGCCCGCCTTGGCTTTTTGTTCAAGATCAGACAATTGATTACCGGCTCTTGTTTGAATTTGCGTTCCACCGCGCTTTTGGGTCAGTGCAGCAATGCTATTGCCTGCTGATTTGGTTACAGGTCTATCTCGATATTTTAATCCATCGCGTATCAAACCCAATAAGTGTTCGTCACTGCTGATAAGATCAATATTTTTTACACCTGGAACCAATTGTCCCTCTGCCGCGCTCCAATCCTTTGCTACTTTGCTACGAATTTCATCATAAATTGCACGGTTTTTTAACTCTTTGTCCTTGAAACCCTTGCGGTTGTTTTCAAGTATTTCGTTAACTTGTTGGCTACGCATTTGATAGAACTCATCTATCCTTGGCTTTAGTTGATTAATAGTTGCACTTTGTTGTGCAATGTATTTTTCATTTTGGGCCATGTTAGCTCTAATCCTAGCCTGTTGGGCCGGGTCTCGAGTTTGTGCCAACTGTTGCTGAAAAACAGTTTGATAACCTTGCGTTTTTACAATTTCATCATAAGCCCGTTGTAGCTGAGGCTGAATCGTAAATTCCATTGCCAATATAAGACCTTCTGATTCGGCTCGTTTGGTTTGTAAATACTCGTCAAACTCGGCTTTCTCGATCTTTAATTGTCTTGCATCTTCACTTATCGCTGCACCTTGGCCCAATATGGCTGCTGCCTTCTTCGCGTCAATTTCAATTTCTTTTCCATTACGCATAAATTTAAATTTAGCGTTAGGATGAGTTTCTGCAAACTCCAAGAAATCAATTATATCTTCGCTACTCGTGTCTGCCGAGCTTACCTCTTGAGGGGCGTTGGCTTCTTCGTTGGCTTCACTATACTCTGCTTCTGTTGCTTCGACTTCTGGCTCTACTAAATCGGTATCATTATCAACAACATCATTATTGCTGACTTTAACACCTTCTGGTGCCACAGGAGCTTCTTTGGCTGCCGCCTTAGTTGACCCTGCTTCAGTTTGTTCGGTAGCTTTCATTTGGTTACGCAGTGTCATTTCTTTCATTGCGGCCATTTTTGCGGCTATTGCATCCAAACCAGTACTGACATTTTCGACCGGTACCGTCTCGGGAACGAGATTAGGGCGATCGGATACTATGTTTTCCATAGCGGTTCCTTTTCAAATTAAGAGTTGGGCTCTTCAGTTTTCGTCTGTTGAGTTACCACTCGGTTTTTATAATACACTGCCCTTTTTAGCATTGTAATAAAACTTTCTATACCCGCAAGCTGATTACTTACAGCTATGCGAGCATTATTATCTTGTTCGGTATGCGTTTTTATGTCTGCCAACGCATCGGTCATTTCAAATTTGTATTGATGCACAAACATTGCAAAGTCTCTATTTGTAAGCAAATTCTCTGCTTGTGTGCCCCAGACCTTGATTCGATCTTGTTGACTTGGTGTCAAGGTCTTGATCGAGTTTGGATCAACACGAGGGCGAGCATTGAATGCATCTATAACTTCTTGTTCTATCATTTCTATTCCAATCTAAATTTATTTAGTATTAAAACGCACGAGCTTTATGCTCTCCAATTAAACTAACGCCATCCAATTGCATTTTTGCACTGTTACCTGCAGTATCTGCTTGGATTTGTTGTCCTTTAATAGTATTAAGTTGTGTTTCACTTTGTTTGTGTGCAATATCAACTTGTTGAACTTGTTGCGCCATTTGCATTTGTGCTTGTTGCGCTTGTTGTGCGTGTTGTTGACTTTGTTGTATCATTTGCATTGCTTCTTGTTCGGTAGGCAAATAAACATCGGCTTGTTTCACACCCAATGTGTACAACATATCTTCGTAAGGTTTGCGAATTTTCTTAAATCCAGCAGGTGTAATTGCACCTGATTGTGCCAATGCAGCAATTTCCTGTGCAAGTCCTTGTTGTGCTTGCTTGATAATTTGGCTGCGTTGCAAACTGTTTTCTTCTGACTTCATGCCTAGCGCAAGATCAATGTGTATTGTTTTGCGCTCGTTAAAATTCATGTCATCAAATGATTTGTAGTCGATAAATTCAGCCTTGCCGTCGGGATGGAATTGTTGTGCCAATTTCTTAACACCATAATCATCACCAAAGGCAATTAATGTTCGCCAAATTAACCAAATTGCATCTTTTAAACCTTCAGCACAATTCTTAACAGTATTGTCTTGAATAATTTGATTTGGACTTAATGCTAGATTTAGTTTGGCACCACTATTGCCCGGATCCATAACTTCGGGATTGAACACATCTTGTGGACTTGTCATCCCTACCATGGCCATGCTGTCTTGTTGCATACGAGCCATTGTGTTATCTAAAAATGTTGGGTTACCTTGTGGAATAGGCATTGCATAAATGTCGGTGGCAGGATTGAACTTGCTGTCCAAAATAAAGATTGCTGCTTCGCCATCTTGTATTTCTTCAAAGTCTACACGGTCAGGTTTGACACCAATGCGCGGAGTTGATTGCAACAAGCCAGTTAGCAATTCTGCACGGTATCCTGATGTCATGTACTCTTGCATGGGCACTACAGATTCAGCAATAGCCATACCATAGAAGTTTTGTGCAAGTGGTTTTGGTACCATGTTTGCAACAGGAATAAATTCTACTTCGCGTGCGCTGATAACATACTGTCCTGAATAGATCAATTCAATAAGTTCCAACTCTCCATCATTATCAATATCGTAACGATTCCAAACAGTAAGCACAGTAACTTGTCTTGCTTCAGGTTCTTGCGCTGAGTATCCTTGAGCAGGAAGGCCATTAATTGGCACACTATCACGAGCATGCAGAGCCAAATTGTTAAGCAGTGATCCAGCCTGATAGGAACCAACATTGGAATATTCGGCATAGACTTTAAACTCCTCTAAATCAATATCTGGATATAATTCTGTTGCCTCTTGTATTGACATTGGTTTATAAAAACCACAGAATGGTTGTTCTTGTATTTCAATAACTGTAGGATCACACATCCAATAGTGTTGTGCAATAGGTCTAAACTTGATGTTTAGGTTGTAACCAGTTAATTTGTATTCAGCATCATAAATTGTGTTGCGACTAATGCTGTCACGAATATGTCCCGGCATGTCGCGTAGCTCAACGCTTTCGGGCAGTTTCAAACCGGGAACTACTGTACCTGCATCTTCATCAACATTTTCTGCAATGTGTCGAAAATTGTCGATATGTGTTTGTACAATTTCTTGGTGTTGAGCTTGACTCAATCCCTGTTGAAATTGTGCAGTTTCTTTGGCTACTTGTGTTATGTCTACATGCTTTTTACGCTTGCTGGTTCTTCTTGCAGTTAATCCAGCTTCACGAGCTTGTTGTTCAAAAGCTGCCAATTGATCATTTGTACCTTGTGTGGTGACATAACGCACAATTTGTTCACGCATTGGAGCAATCAGCATTTCTCCGTTTTTATGTAAACAAGCATCCATAACCCAATGTTGCAGTATGAAGTGTGGGTCGTTGTTCTGATTGATTAGTTTGTGAACCATCTCAGTTGCTTGTCGCGCTGCTACTTCGTCGTCTTCATTATCTGCTACAAACTCAAAATTAATCTCTCCATTTTGAGCCATGCCTTTAGTAATAACTGAGGTTGCATAATCAACTACGGGTTTTACCACAGGGTGAATGTAATCAAGTCCGTTTACTGGATCAGTAGAATCTGTGACTGCTAAGTTTAGATAGTGATAGTCACTGATACGATTAATATTGTTTTTTGTTGCCAACAAACGCAAGTTTGCTGCACATTTTTGGTCTAACAAGCTCTTCATTTTTACGAACCTGGACATTATGCCCGAATGGCCATTTAAATTGCTTATTACCACATTTCTTAAATCCAACATAGATATTTTTCCAATTAGTATTAGTTATTTATTGAATTTTAACCATTGATGATATGAGCGGTAATAGCAAAATGTTCGCGAGGCCAGCCCAGGGGCATGGGCTCTGAATATCGTCCAGAATATTGTTCTAAAAATTCATTATGTGCTTGAACCACTCCAGGTAAGCTAGAATCATCAAATACAATAGCTCCTGTTTTATCACCGATCAAACGCATGGCCAAATGCACATCATTGATTACATCAAGATAATGATGACTTCCATCAATCAAAACAAATCCTACATTCATATCTTTTACTTGTTGATCGGTTAGTTCTTCAGCAAATTGTTTGCTTGTTTGCACAAATAATTTGATATTGGGTATACCTTGTGTATTGTATGCAGTATTGTGAATTTGATCTGGCATACTTTCATTTTCTTGAACTCGTGTTTCATTTGTAGTGCAACCATCTTCAATAAATGGATCTATACCATATATTGTTTTATCAGGATTGGCTTGAGCCAAACGAGCAATACTAATTCCATTAAACACTCCAATTTCTAAATAGTTTAAATGAGTTGTTTTCAATACTTCATTAAAAAAATCAAATCCTGGTCCGCAAAATAATTGTCCTTTTGTCATAGTAATTTTCCTTTTATATTACATTACGCCGCCTTCGGCGCTCCAACTTCGCTTCCAAACTGGACGATCTGTTTGATTGTGCCTTTGGGCTTTTAGCACACGAGCATTGTGTTTGAATGCTTCCATGCGTTGTTGAGGACTGCGCCCATCCCAGGGTTCAGCTATACCATTCAAACACCCCAACAACGCATAGCGGGCACTATCAATGCAGTCATCAGGATCAGAGAAGCGTCCCTTTTCATCTACATAGTAATTTTGTGCTTCTCGCAAGAATTCAACGCAATTTTCATTGACTTTTAATGTGCCCAGCTCTAACATCTGACGCATTACATTTATACCAAAACTTTTGTGGTTTGTGGTGCGTCCTTGATCGTCGGCTGGATTCATAATTGCATCAGGATGAACATTGAGTTCATAACTTTCAAATAACTCCCGAATACTTTGACTGTTCATTGTATATCGTCCTTGTGTGCCCGCATCAGCAGGAAGCACAATAGGTGTGCCAAAGACTTCGGGTCGCATGAGGTGATTTATATAATTTATTGGATTGGCTTCTTCGGTTCCTTTGACAACTATTTGTCTATCTAACCAAGCTTCTTGTTCGTGTGGCATCCAATACATTAAACTGATTACTGTTTTATCATTAACCAAGCCTAGGTCAAGAGCAATAACACGATGCATGTTTGTACTGTTTCTAAAGTCAAAATCACCAGTTTTATATGTGGGCCAATTGCGTATTTGAAACACAGCACCTTTACCCATAACCGGAACACCATTGCGTCTAGCATCGCGCTCGTGTGGCAAGTAGTCGCGTTCCAATTGTTGTCTTGTGTGTTGCAATAAAAAAGGTTCGCCCCAAGGATCGTATTCAGGCACATCATCCCACGAGACTCTGATGTGTTCATACCCCTCTTCCTGGTGCCAAAATTTTGACACTAACCCGTTTAAACCTTTTAAGGGCGTAAACGAACAAAGCACTTGACCTTGTGTGGTTGCAGTTCTTGTAACAATTTCTGAGAAGAAATCATCGGGCGGCTGTTCATCGAATACTGCAAGGTTCAATTTAAAACCCTGCATCTGGCGAACTTCTTGTGTGTAATTGGCAAACAACAAATAACTGTTTGCTCCACTTGCGTGTTTGACTTCAACGCCTATGCAGTTAGCACCATCACCACGCATAGTCTGAGTAACAATGCAGTCTCGGGGTATAGCGCCAGTGCCAATGCTTTCTCGAATTTTGACATCATTTGTTCCCAACAATTCATTTTGCAATACCAACGCAACTTGGCTCCAACCCTCACCTGCCACCATGGCTGTTACTGGTTTGTTAAAGCGTTTACCATCCCACCATTCAGGATACCGGCCAGTTAGGTGCATGGCAGTTTCATAACAAGTACTGACAGTTTTACCAATTCGGTTTGCGGCCAGGATACCACGACGCAGTGCGTGCCCGGTCTGAAAAAATTTACGCTGATGATCAAAAGGTCTAAAGTATTTTAGTTGATTATAGCGCATGTCCTCTTGAACGCTGAACACCAATTCTTCAAACTTTTGTTTAACAGTAAAAGGCATGTGATGCAGATTGTTCACTGCCAATTTGTTTTCATCGCAAACATAGCGTATGGCACGACGCATAAGCAATGCGTTATCTAACATTAGAAACCTTTTCTAATTTCGTTTAGTTTTTGTGCTGCATCAGCAAGGTCATTGATCTCTAGTGTGCTCAAGCGCCAAGTAGCAGGATTGGCAATGTCAACACCATCACGCTTGTCTAAGCCCACTTGCAGGCGTTCCATAACCAAGCGAAGACAATGTTCAACCTGTCCGGGATATTTGTCCACAAAAGCTTCACGATGAAGCCTGTTGACCTTTTGCAATATCTTGACCTCTTGAACTTGTCGTGCAGCATCACTATCGCCAAACTGATGTCTTAAATTATCAGCCTGGTTAGTGGGCATTAGACAACACCCCAAGGATTGTCATTAAGGTTACTAGCATCGCCCATAACAAACTCACGATCAACCCACAGTTCCCAATAACTTTTGTTATTAATTTTGGCTTTTTGTAATTGTGCACGCAGTATGCTACCACGAGGTGTCAAGCGTCCAGCACTGTCTCTAATGATTTGTTCACCAGTTCTAGGATCAACCCAGGTATACTTTTCGGGAACTTCCTTACCAAACTTGTTTACTCTAGTGCCCACAGGTCTAGTGGAAATTGGTCCAATAACCTCATAAGTGATTGCATTGTTTACATACTTTCTAAACACCACTTCACACTTTTGTCCAGTGGCTGCCCATTCAGGATCGGGATGTGGAAATGTTTTGCTAATATAACTGCTTACTGCCGGCACTCCAATAACCTCTTGTGGTCTTGGTGGCAATGTTCGAAATGTGTCAATTGGGATTAGGTCGTTTTTATCTAGGTAGGGATTTTCCGCTCCCTTCAT